CCCTTGGGGCCAAACTGGTTGCCGTAGATAGCGTGACCCAACAAGTCGTGGACGGCGCGGAACTTTTCGTTCTCGTTCAATCCAGTCGCTGGGTCAATGCGGTTCAAGAAGTCGTGGGGATCGCCGCCTTGGAAAACGTACAGGTGCTTGTTGCCGTGTACGTCAGCGGCCATCTCTTTGCTGGAGTTATAGTTGCCCTCGCCAGCGCGGTGGTACGAGAAGTTGTAGGGCAGGGCTTTGAACTGGTCGTCGGTTTCCTTGGCAAGTTGGCGGTAAGCCTTCTCCATCAGGTCGTCGTAGTTCTTGGCCTTGGCCTGCTCTAGCACCTCTGGCATCTGCTGGGCATAAGCGTCGAAGATCGCCGTCTTGTACTCAGGCGAACCCTCTACCGCAAGTTGATGCGTGCGGCCAATGGCTGATTGTTTGACAAGCGAACTCTCAGGCATTTCGGGCAGAACAAAGTCTGCGCCCTGAGTCTCTTGCGTGTACTTCTTCGCAATGTTCAGCGGCTCGTTTGCGGCTGGATCAGCGATTATTCGGGCCACCTCTTCATCTGCGAGGCGTGTCGGAACTTGGCTTCCAGATGATCTTGCTTCTCCTCCGAAAGGGGTTGGGCTTTGAAGTTCATCCGCTTCTCTAATTCCGCGACTCTTTGCCTTACTTGTGTCAAGTGTTGTTGGGCTGACTCTGAAGAATGGCCCCTCTTGTTTTGTAACATACGTTGCTCCTATTGGCTTCCCTGCCGATGCAGTCTTCGCCTCTGTTGCCAGAGGTGACAGTTTACTCGAAGTGAATGTGTCTGTTGCCTTTTTGAGCAACTCCGGTGCTTTCTTTGCCGCCTCTGTTGCTTTCACGCCGCTTTTGATCACCGCCGTTGGGCTAAAGAAACTCAAAGCGGTTTCCATCAATGGGCGCTCTTCACCAGAAGTCACGCCGTATTTGTTCATCAGGTCTTTAACGTGTTCAGAGCCAAGGAACGGTTTCTCGCTACCCAAACCCACAGCACCCAGACCAGTGTTGAACATATCAACGGTGGCGCTCAAAGGATTGTTTGCCAGCACGCCACGGTTGAGCAAGTCTGTGGCGGCTCGTGGCTTTTTTAGGCTTTCCAACTCTTCTTTGCCTTGTTCCTTTGCCGCTTTGGCAAGGTACTCGGCCATCAGGCCAGCCTTGGTGATGCCTTTGTCCTCAATGCCAGTGCTGACATCAGCGGCGGCAATACCACCACCATCAAACTTTTTGATCTTCTTGAGCGACAAGTGCGGGATTTTGACGTTGCCACCAGTGGCTTTGTGCATAACAAAACGCTGGCGGAAACGCTCCATCTCTTCCGGCGTTTCTTTGCGTACAACGCCACCGCGCTTGTCTCCTCCGACTCTGTTTTCTCGCGTATTAGCCTCGTCTACATCCGCTTGGCTCACACCATACTGTTGCATGGCGGCTTGAATTTCTTCGGGCGTGTGGTTCTGATCCAAATAATTGGTGATGGTTTGATAGTAGTTATCAAGCCCCTGATTATTTTGGGCGTATGTATAGCCTGCGGAAGGCGGCGGTATCTGAATCTCCGGCTCTTCCGTAGAAGGCGTAGAAGTCACTGTCGGCGTTGTCGGCGTTGTGATGCCGGGAACTGGGTTCCATGCGTTTACTTGACTGTTGATGTAGTCGGTGTAGTCAGTCGGGTCTTGTGACACTGCTTGCGTTGTATCTTGAACCTGTTGCTTTGGTTGCGTGACCTGCTCAATTTGCTTGGGAACGTCCACCGTTTCTTGATTGTCGGAAGTCGTGCCCTTGTATGCGTCAGCCAACTTGTTGAGGAATGACAACTTTGAATCGTCATCTTTCAAATGGAAACCAGACCCATCCATCAAGTCTTTTTGATTGAGGAACCCGGCCATTGCGTCAACGACAGTCACGTTTGGATTGTCTTTTGCAACGTCGTAGTACATGGTGTCCACCGACAAGTTTGGATTTTCGATTGCCTCTTTATAAGAATTAGCATATGGCGGGGCGGACAGAATAACTTTGACCCCTTGATCGCCCAGCCTAGACACAAGTTCTTCTAGGTTGTTGCGCGTCACATCACGGTTAACGCCAGTGGCAATGTCATTGCCGCCGATGTCCAGCACCACGGTAGAGCCGGGCGCAAACGTGCCGCCATCTCGCTCAAACACGTTTAATTGATTCAGCACATCGCCCGTCTTCTGACCACCGATGGCCGTGTTTGTAACGTCCTGACCAAACGCCTTTTTGGCAAGTTTGGTCTTCTCATCACCAGCCAGCCAACTATCGCCAGCCAAGATGATGCCGCTCAATTGATTTGGTTTCTTAGACGCGGCTTGTGCCTGCTGGGTTGCCGCCTTGGGCTTGTCCAGCACCGAGTAGTTCTGCATACGCTTGAGCGAGTCGTCAATTGACTCACCGCCCTCGGCCATGCGCGGTAGACCGCCCTGTGCGTATTTCTCTTCTGACTTCTTGCCATACGTTGGCTTCTTTGCCAACACCAGCGGCCCGATCTGGATCACCTCTTCAGCGCCGTGAACTGGCTCCATCGATGCGCGGTCATAGAAGTAACCGTGACGCTCTGGGTCATAACCGATCTGCTTCCACTCTGGATGGTCAAGGTACGCCTGCGCGTTCGCCACAGCCTCTTCTTGGGTCATGGGGTTCCAGTCACCACGGATCACCGCAAACGGTGCCTTGGGGCCGCCCTGCGCTACCTTGAGCGCCTTATCAGGTGCGCCAATCATGGTGGCGTTCTTGACCGATGACGTTGCGTCATACACGGTCGGCTGGTCTTTGCGGTGGATGGAGTTCACCCAAACGCCGTGGTCTTTGTACGCTGGGATGTCCAAACGCAAGTCAGCCTGCTCGCCAGCCGTCATCTCTTTTGATTTGCCGAACATTGGCTTCTTGTTTTCGGTCAGCGCCCTCATTGCGTCTTCAGCCGTGGCTGGCGCAGGCACAAACGAATATGGCGTGACAGGCTTTAACTTGTTCACCATTGCGTTGTATTTGGCCGCACTCAATTCACCATTAGCCAACTTGTTTGCGGCCTCGGTCAACTCAGGAACGCGCTTGGTCACATCTTTGAAGTTCATGTCCAGACGGTTCACAGCAGGCGCGGCCATCGCGGCATCAGCGGCCTTGCTGGCCTTCTCAACAACGCCCATCAGACCCTTTGCCATCTTGCCGCCGTCCACCATGTGGACACCACCGCCCTTGGCCTTCTTGAGCGACAGGGCAGGGATGTTAATCGTGCCGCCGGTCGCCTTATGCAAGGCAAACCGCTCATGGAACCGCGCCATCTCTTCTGGGGTCTCTTTGCGCCTGATAGGGCCACCGGCCTTCTTACCGGCCTTCTGCATCTTGGTCAGCAACTCTTCGGTCAACTGCACCGTTGGATCGTTCTTCGTATAGTCCATCAACGTGACATCGCGGTTCTTACCCTGCGCGGCCAAGTCCAATTTCTTCTGTGCTTCCCAGTCGGTGTATACATCTCGAATTGGCACGGGGATATAGTTCACGCCAAGGTCTTCACCTGTCAGAATCTTGCGATAGTCGCTGTGCAGGTCGGGGCGGTCGATGACGTTGCCCTCAAGTTGGAACAGCCGGTTGCCCAAGTCGAGCGTGCCTGCGTTTGCCACGTTGGGATCGAGGTTCTTTTCTAGCAAGTCCTCCATCGGCACGGTGCGGCCCTTCTCGCCACCCACGCCACGGCCAGCGAAGATGTCAGCCATCAGGGCGCGTTGGTCATAGGTGTTGACTTTCTGGCGGAAGTTGCGCGAACCCAAGTCAATGCCGTTAGGGAATATCAACTCACCCTTGTTGTTCACCGCATTGCTGGCGCGGTCGCTTAACTTCTGAATTTCTTCGGGAGACATCTTATTGCGCTGGTTGGCAAAGATGTCGGCAAACTGACCGAACATGGTCGAGTTGGATTTGTGTTGCTCAAGGCCACCGACTGACGGTGTCCAGATAACCTTTGCGCCTTCGGGCACGTTAGCCTTGTTGCGGTTCAATATGCGGGTTGCCATCTTCTGGTCGGTCACGCCTGCCACCGCCTTGGCCTGTTCATAGTTGGGATCGACCAACTGAATGCTTGAGAAGCCGGGGCCACCGAACTTACGCTTAGACAAGTCCACCTTCATGCGGTCATAGAAGATCGGCTTGAGGTATGCGCCTTCATGCTTGCCGTATGCCTCAGACGCTTTGATGGGAGGGTTGGCCGCTTCCATAGCCAGACGCTTGGCCTCCATCGCCTCATCAGCCGCACGGCTTGCGCCTCGAATTATGCTTAGTGCCCCCTTGGCTACTTTGTTTGGGTCTGCCATGTTGCTCCCTTATGCGGCATACGGATTAACCCGTTTGGGTTGCGTATATTCTAAATAATCATCGTCGTCATTATCGCGTGGTTCCGGATTGATGTCGAGCCACCCCATGTCTTTCAATAACCGAATCGCTTGCGTTGCGCTATCGACATAGTCGTCATGCGTCGAGTCAGGGAACGAACACAACTGGGACAGGAAGCCCTCGCACCAGTCTTTGACGTAGCCCTTGCGGACGGACGACTCAGGAAGCCATACGCGGCCCGTGGTGAAGATCGACGCGGTGATCTGGAGCCTCTGCATCTTGTCGGCCCTGCCGGGGTTGTAGCCACGCACTGGCAGGTGCATCTGGCGCAACTCTTGGATGAGAGAGATACCCGCCGCCTTCTCTTCGACCAGTATCAGGTCGGGCCGCTTGGCCTCTTTGCCTTCGCCATAGGACACGCGCCACTCTTCCAGCACCTTGGGCTTGAGGCTGGGGAAGGTTAGATGCTCGGCCCAGCAGTCGATCAGCAGGACGCTCATAGGGCCGTCTAGCGGCTTGAATACGCCCCACGTTGTCATGGCCGTCGGGTCGTTGTGTTCTTTGTCGGTGAAGGCGCAGTCATACGACTGGATGATGTACTCGAAGCGAGGGAACGCCTTGCCAGCAGGCCACATCCGGAACATATCGCGGCTGACCACCTTGCCGTCCTCAAGATCGACGATCTGGCCCAGCACCTCTTGTTCATAAAGTTTTGAACCACGGTACTGCTCCAACTGCTTCTGGAACGCCTTGTCGAGGTTCTTGGCGTTGTCGTAGGTGCTGGCGCGGGACACCACCACATCGTCGCCCTCACGGCCTACCAGATCGAGGATCAAGTCCTTTGGCCTTGGCGTTGTGGTCACGATCACGCGGGGCTGGCTGTGTTCTTGATCGTCGGGCTTGATACGCAGGCCCAGCATCATGTTGTCCCACGCCTCGTTGGGGCCGAGGTAGTTGAATGCGGCCAACTCGTCGCACCAGCAGAATGATGAGTTGATACCGCGCAGGCGGTCATATGAGTCAGCAGACACGCCTCGAATCTTGGAGCCGTTGCTCAACTTGATCATGTGGTCTTGCTTGTTGTAGTCCACCACCAGTTCTTCGGGTATGCACGCCAGCAGGCCGCTTGGCCCTTCATAGCAGGTGAACTTCAAGTCACCCGACGTAGGGGCCAACACCACGCTCATCGTGCCGGGATGCGTCCACGCCCACCACCATAAGGCTTCAGCGGCGCTCCGAGTCTTACCGGCACCGCGCCCCGCAAGCATCAAGAAAACCCGGTAATCAGAATGCAGGTCGGGCGGTATCTGGTAGCCGTGGGCCTGCTCCACCCAAGCGGCGTGGGCAATCTTTGCGATGCGGTCGTGCAGAGGGTAGGCATTGAACTCTGCCTTTACCTCTGGGTCTGACAGCATCTCAGCCAGCACGTTTCTTCATCTCCATGTTGCGGATGATCTCAAGGAACTTGTCAGCAGTAGCGTCCTCAGTCTTAATGGCGGCACCACCTTCCACGCCCTCCAGCGCCATACGGTCGCCATACTTCTTGGGCCTCAACTTGGCGGCTGTCCACTTGCGGGCCTCGATGCGGTTTTTCTGCCACTGGATGTAGGTAACGTCCAGACTGGTGCGGCCCTTCTCGTCGGTGTACTCAGGCGGCATCTCGTCGGCGATCTCCAAGATTTCATCGGCGTTGGTATCGGCCTGCTCTTCACGAGCGCGCGCGTATTGCTCCGCAAAGTCAGGAAATCGCAACAACCACTCGTACACCGTACTCTGAACAGGAAGCACTCCAGCCTTATCTGCTTTCAGTATCTGACGCAGGCTCATTCCCTCGCTTAAACCCAAGCATATGAGGTCTGCTGTCTTCTGGCTGAATGTTGTTGGCCTGCCTGTGGGCGTTTTTACCGGCGCGGCTACCTTACCCCTAGCCTTGGGCTTTGCGGCGCTTGTAGCGGCCTTCTTGCGCGTTTTAGCGGTGGTTTCTGGCATAACCCGTAATCCCCATTGAAGTCGAATTGATCTCAGTGTAATCGATTCGCTTTAGGTTCGCCAGTGTGGGTTGTTGGCGGCGTGGGAGTCGAACCCACCAGTTCACACTGATCACATCGGAATCAAACCGACCCTCTCACCAACACGACTGGAGACTTCCCTCGGTTTCTATCTTCCGATGGGCAAGTGAATGCCCAAGTCCCCATGCGTGATGGCTCTCGGCTTTTAGGGCCGAGAAACCCA